CGCGTCATCTGTGCCAGCCGCACTTGCTCGCTGCGCGGCAAGGAACGCATGGACCCGAGAGACAGCCTCCACCTTTGCCTGCTGAAACAGGGCAGCGGCCTTTTCTGGGTCAAACTCCCATGCCCCCTCGTGCCAGGAGTACTCCGGCCCGGGCATGGGTTGTTCAGTCGCACCAATGTCAGCAGGCACCTGACCAATGACGCGAATCGCCCGAAAACTCCCATCCATCGTGCTGTAGAGATCGATGTCTCGCCAATCGGGAACGAGAGACCAGACGCCATTGGTTTCATCAAAAATTGCTCTTTGATGTGGCCCGACCTCCGGTGGCAGCACCAGCGTTGCATGTGCGGGCGGATAGTAGACGCCGGGCTCCAGGGGAGACACGTCGACCTCTTCGGTGATCGACAAATATGCGCCGGTCTCGGCGTCGTAGTGATAGCACTTTGGCATCGGCGAACCCCTTAGTATTTAATGCACGCCAGCATGGCGACGTTGCCGGGGCGCGTCTCTTTTGCTGTGCTAAGGGTCGTGCGGGAGATAGAGAGCGGCGTCACCAAATCTGTATCCAGAGAAAACGCGCCATTGGTAGTGAGATTTTGGAGGCCGTTCACCGCGTCGCTTCCCGGGAATTGCGGAGTGCGTGCAGTCGTCACGAGAAATGTAAGGGGCTGCCGAGAATTGCTTGCCGTAGCCGCAATACCGATCGAATCACCCTGCCATGAACCGAACGCACGCCCGGCATCGTAGCCGCGCCCGTCGTCCCAGCTTCGAATAAACGCCCCGCGCAAGTCGGGCAACGTAAACGTACTCACGCCATCGCCTGCGCCATAGGTCGTGCCGATGGCAGCAAACAGCTGCGCATACACGGCACGAGGCAAGACCATGCCGTTGGCTTTCATCCAGCCGACGGGAGGTGTTGCCATTGCGAACAGACCAATGGCACCGGCTGGCGAATCAGAAGGCAGCGAGTTCAGCACCACAAAATCAACGCCATCCCACTCGACATCGACCAGTTGCCCGGCAAAGAAACGCGCCGATACCTTCGCGCCATCGCCGCTGTACTGCTTGACCGGCTTGCCCGCCATTCCATTCAGTCTCAGCGTGTCATTGCCCGTGCTGTTGGCGTGGAACTTCACGCGAAACCGTAAACCTGGATTGAGCTGGACCACCACCGGATCAGTCGCGAGCGTGAGCGCGCCGGCCGCACCTGCGGTCGTGAACGCCGTCCAGGACTGCGCCTGCACCTGCGCTCTGGTCACATACATCGGGTGCGGATCCAGCTTGGACTCGTGCGCGGCAATCATGGCCAGCAGCGGCGCTTGTGCGGCGTCGGCCAGCACGGTGAGCGTGCCAGCCGGCACGGAACCGTCAAACACCATGTCGTGGCTAAAGACGAAGTCCACGCCGGCAGACTTGACCGACAGCACGCCCGCAGCCTGCGACCAGTAGCCGAACAGCACCGAGCCAGGGTTTGCGGGATTGCCCACCCACAGGCCGATCTCGCGGATTTCATAGGTGGCGTTCGAGCTGAACAGCGCGGACATGCGCACCTGGTTAGGCATGATCTGCGATCCGCCGGCAATCGCTGCGGCTTCCTGTGGCTGCACCAGAGCCACTTCCTGCCCGTTGGGCACGCGGTTGCCACTGCCCATCTGGATGTGGGTCAGAGCCAGCTCCATACCGGTTTTTTGTTTATTCCAGGCCGCTGCCTTGCCGGCGGCGGTCAGGTTAAATTGAAGGGCGACACTCATAACTTTGCATCCGGCTTGTTTTGGCCAACACTCGTCAGCAACTGGGTGGGACTGAACACCATGGCGGTACGCATAGCGAGCGTGCCGCCGACATCAAAGGGCCGCAGCATGCTGGCGCTCACCAGCACCTGGGTCGCACTGAACACGTTTGCGATGCGCCAGCGCACTTCCGCGGTTTGGTCGAAGCCCACCGCCGTCGTGAAATGGCTGCGCGCCGGTTTCCAGAACGACACTACGCGCTTGATCCGCGCAACCAGTTGTGCATCAATCGCTGGTGCGTCAATAGGCTGGTCTTTGAGACTCAACACGATCGAGAACGTGTGGGGCACCCCCCGCGGGTCTCGCTCCCACCACTCCACGATCATGGCCACGACGCCGATCAGATCCAGCGCACGCTGGACCGCATAGCGCGTCCCCTTGAGCTTGTGCATGGCGATCGCCTCTTTGATCAACTCTCGCCGCTCGTCGTCCGTGTCAGCGACATCCCACCCGGCGTCGCCCAGCACGTTGAACTGCTCGGCCAGATACGGCAGCAGGCTCGTGTGCACGTTGTCCACGTCGTACAGCACCAGGGGCGTGAGATCGAGCGTGGACAGGCGCGCGGCGATCGTCTCCAGCGCCCGGCAATTGAGGTCGCGTCGCAGCGGCGGCGGCAGCAGGGAGGGTTCGATGAAATCGGCCATCACTCGTCCGCAATGCCACTGATCGAGACATCAATCGCGGTACACCGCGACCAGCCCTGCGGCCCGACAACCTGGTCCACCGCCGGTTGCTGCAGGTCCAGCGAGTACACACCGTAGCCGTGCAACGCCCGAATGATCTGCGTGCGCACAATGTCTGTGCCGAGCCTCTTCAGGCCCGCATCGCGCCAGTTTTGCGCGGCGGTTTGCGCCGTGGTGAGCGTCAACGTGCTGTCCGCATCCTTGAAGCGCGTGATGCGCGCCGTGATCTGGTAATCGGCTACCACCGGATCGAGCACGCGCACGTCATCTGTGAGCGGACGCACGGTGTCGGCGCTGCACGTGGCGTAAACCCGGTCCTTGATGCCTTGGCTTGGCAGTCCCGTCTTGGTGAGCGGGTGGATGTTCACAACACCGGGTGTCGGCGAGGCCACGGCCACGTCGATCACGTCCGGATGCGCCGAGCGCGCCCAGAACCGGTAGGCACCCACCGATCCCGCGTTGGACCACTGCTCGGGCGCCAGGACGATGCGCTCACGGTAGTACTCGTCGTCTTCGGCCTCGGCCCCATCGGCAGAGGCGGTCGTGTTGGTGACGCTTGCCACCGACAGCGACGCCAGGACGCTCGTGAGCGTCTGGATCTGCCCGATCACAAAGCCGTTGCCGATGACGCCCGGTGCCGTACACGTGGCCGCCGCATCGACGCTGGCCACGCCGGCGGCGACCAGCACGTCGGCATCGGTCGCAAACGCCACGTCGCCGATCTCGACCATGGTGCCGGCGGGCAGGATCGTGGCCGCTGCCGGTACCGGATTGAACGTGAAACGCAGGGTGGTGGTGGCAGCGATCGCATCCAGACGCGGGACCCCGACGTTCTCGCCCAGATAATCGAGCACCGGTGCGCGGCTGTAGCGCACGAGATTGAGCTTGCCCGCGTCCTGAATCGCCTGGCGTGTGAGCGACTCGCGGTACGCGATGATATCGACCAGAATGCGCTCGACCTGCGCCGGGTAGAGCGTCTTGCCGGTGAGGCTCTCGTACTGCGCGATCATCTCGCGCGTGATGGCCTCGGCGTCGCGCGAGACAAAAATGGGTTCCGGCAACTGGCGATCGAGCAGGCTCATTGCAGCACCCCGAACGGCAGCGTTGTGACCAATAGCTTGCCTTCCTCATCCTTGGGCTGCCAGGTCACCTCGCACAGCATCGTCGCCGTATCCGATAGCGTGAGCGTGACCTTGACCACGTCGATGCGTGGTTCCCAATCGCGCAACGCCTGAAAGACTTCGCGCACTACGTGCGGGCGCGCCTCATTGATCGGCGCGTCGATGTAGAGATACACCAGCGAACCAAAAAGCGGCCGGTGCGGGTCGCTGCCACGTGGCGTCTCCAGGATGATGACAATGCACTGGGCGATGTCATCGATGTCGGTCACAACCTGGCCCAGCTGGTCGCCCAACAGCCCGGACGTGTGGCCGGCCACCGCGCGGGAAAGCGCGGGCTGATACCACAGGTTCGGGATTGTGTTGATGTCGGAGACAGCCATACAGCTATGGTCGCCTGCAACAGCATTCGCAGCGAGTAAAGGGCTTTAGTTTTGCCCCCCCCCGCAGGAGCGCGGTTCAGGCAGGCAGGCGGTTCAGATAGACAGTTCAGGCAGGTGGGCCGGACTGGTCGCCGCCCGCGCGCACGCCGGAATGCGTGTGCTGCTTCAAGCTGGTGCCACTGGCGACCACGTCACCGCCTGTGCTCACCACGTCGCCCGCCACCGTCAAACGCCCAGTCATTTGCGTCTGTGGCGTATCGATCACCACTGAGGGCGCTTGAACAGTGACCGTTGCGCCGCAGATCACAGTCAGCGACCCCTTGCACACCACGTTCATCGCTCCACTGGCGCGGTCGTACTCCAAAGAGCCACCGTCTGCAAACTGCAGTCGGTACT